AACTCTTTTAAAAGTAATTACCGAAGATGGTAAGATTGTAGAAAGAGAAAATGTTGAGTTAGCAGATGCTGATGCATCTACGGAAGAAGTAAAAGATTTACCTCAATCAGATGTAAAAGATAAAGCAAATGAAGTTGCTGATATCGAATCACCGGCTAACAATTCAAAAGGATTAAAGCCAGCATCTATGATGGCAGAAACAACCGAAGAAGTAGGCCCATTACCATCAACTGGTGACGGAGAACCTTCTGATGTTGACCCATCAACTGAAAAGGATGAACCATCTATTGAAATCGAATTAAAAGATATGGTTGCTAAATTAGCATACAGAATCGAAGAGATGGAAAAGAAAATGATGGAAATGGCTGAACCTAAAATGAAGGAAGAAGTTGTTGACAAAGATGCAGAAGAAAAAGAAGAAGATGATGTTGAAATGGAGTTACCGAAATTAGATGGTGCACCAGTTGAAACTAAAATGTCTATCGAATTAAATAAGAAAAATTATGGTAAGAAGTCTATGAGCACTCAGGATTCATTCTTATCTAAACTTTATAAATAAAATTATTATAAACTCATTAAATTAAAAAAATGAAAGCAAAACAAAATTTCGCATTACCTACAATTACTAGCACTTACGCTGGTGAATTTGCAGGTCAATACATCGCAGCAGCGTTGTTAAGTGCAAGAACTTTGGACAATAAGCTTGTAGAAATTCACCCTAACGTGAAGTACAAAGAAGTTATCCAAAAATTAGATGTGTCTGGTATCGTACAAGACGCATCTTGTGATTTCGTAACTTCAGGTAGTGTTGCATTATCTGAAAGAATTTTAGAACCAAAAGAATTACAAGTTAACTTACAATTATGTAAGCAAGAGTTTGTAGATTCATGGGAAGCTTTACAATTAGGATATAGTGCATTTGATACTATCCCTGCTAATTTCAACGATTACTTAATCTCTTATGTAGGTGGTAAAGTTGCAGAAGCAACTGAAACAGCAATCTGGCAAGGAACTGCAACTAATGGTTCTTTCTTAGGTTTCGAAACTGCATTCTCTGCTTCAATCGCAGCAGGTGGTGCAACAGCAGTATTAGCTGCTAAGTCTGGTAGTGTTATTATCTCTGGTAGTATCACATCAGCAAACGTATTAGACAAAATGAACTCTGTATTGAATACAGTACCTGATACAGTATATGGTAAGCAAGACTTATTATTCTACGTTGGTACAGGTGTTGCAAAGGCTTACCAACAAGCATTAGCTGGTGGTGCTATCGGTGCAAACGGATGGAACAACCAAATGAACGTTGGTGAAAAACCTTTCAACTTCAATGGTGTTGAAATCGTATTATGTCCTGGTATGTCTGCTAACAAAATCGTTGCAGCTCAAAAGTCAAACTTATTCTTCGGTACAGGTTTACTTTCTGACTACAATGAAGTGAAAGTATTAGACATGGCAAACATTGATGGTTCTCAAAATTATAGAATCATTATGAGATACACAGCAGGTGTTCAGTTCGGTATCGGACAAGACATCGTTTACTATGGTGCTTACTAATAAAAAATAAATAAAGGGTGGGTTAAACACTCACCCTTTTTAATAACAAATTAAAACTTAACAGATATGTCTTGTAATTTATCAGCTGGAAGAAATGAAGTATGTAAAGATAGTATAGGTGGTTTATCCGCAGTATACTTTTTAAACTTTACTACTGGCTCTTTCACAAAGAACGCAAGTGGTGAAGTAACTGCATTCCCTTCAGGAAGTACAGTATACGCATACACTTTGAAAGGAACAAGTGCTTATACTGAAACAGTTAACACATCTCGTGAAAACGGAACAACTTTCTTCTCACAAGAATTAGTTCTTAACTTGAAGAAATTAACAAACGAAATGACTACTCAATTAAAGCTTATGGCTTATGGTAGACCTCAAATCGTTGTACACACAATGAACGGAGATGCTTTATTAGTAGGTGAAGTAGAAGGTGCAGATTTAACTGCGGGTACAATTCAAACAGGCGCAGGAATGGGTGACCTTTATGGTTATTCAGTAACTATGACTGGACAAGAAAAGTTACCAGCAGCATTTATCTCTGGCTCAACTATTTCAAATCCATTCGCAGGTTTAGGTGGAAACCCAACCGTTGTGTACGGAACTAATAGCTAATCAGTATATCACAATATATTATAAAGACCCTACTCTTCGGAGTGGGGTTTTTTTATTGAGTATATTTAATATTTTCATTGTTAGAGATAAGAACAAACTAATACAAGATAATGCTTACTTATTTTATGTCTGGCAGTAATAATTACACCATTAGAGTATCACAAACTACCTCTAATGCATTTACGATGTCACTTCAAGATATGACAAGACTTACAAATACAACCGCATCATTGACTAATATAAGTTATAATGATTGTGAAAGTATGTTAAGTTTCACTGCATCAATCAGTAATGCTATCGTAGGTGAAGAATATAGAGCATTTATAACTGATGGTACTAAAACTATTTATGATGGTTCGGTGCAAGTGTTTACTTCACAGAGTATTGCTAAACCAGAATACAAAACACAAAATGATGGATTTATTTCCCATCCTTCTACAAACGAATATGTAATTATAGATTAATATGAAAAAAGAAACTAAACTTTCAATTGTAAATGTAACTAATAACCAACTTCCTTATATTACAGAGGATACTAAATCACGTCATGTGTGGGTGCCATTCGGTATCTATGGACATGACGACTTCTTTGATGCAGTTAATATTGCATACAATGCATCAACAACCAATGCTGCATGTGTAGAAGGTATCGCTGACTTAATATATGGTAAAGGTTTATACTCAAAGAATGAAGTATTCAATGAGACATTACAAAAGATAATTCCACAAGAGGAAACAAAGAGAGTATCATTTGACTTAAAGTTATTTGGTAATGCAGCATATCAAGTATATTGGAATGATGAGCATACAAAAATAATTAAGATGTATCACACTCCAATTCAGACTCTACGTGCTGAAAAGATTTATGATAATCCAAAGATAGAAAACTATTATTATTGCGTAGATTGGAATGACCAGAGAAAGGTAAGAGATAAGAAAAAGATACCTGCATTTGGGACTTCGAGAGAAAAGATGGAAATACTATGGGTAAAGAATTATACTCCAAATTTGTACTATTATAGTTTGCCTGATTGGGTTTCTGCAATGCAGTATTCAATCGTTGAAGGTGAATTATCAAACCTACACTTAAACAATATTGAAAATGGTTTCTTACCAATGGTGATGTTGAATATGAATAGTGGAGTACCAGCACCAGAAGAAAGACAAACAATAGAAGATTTACTATATGCTAAATTTACAGGTACTAAAAACGCTGGTAAGTTTATGTTGTCGTTCAATGACGACCCTACAACTAAACCGACAATCGATGTTATCCAAATCGATAACTTACACGAAAAGTTCCAATACGTTGCAGAATACGCACAAGATAGAATATTAGTTGCACATAGAATTACTTCACCTTTATTGTTTGGTATTAGAACTGCAAACAACGGATTTAGTTCTCAATCAGAAGAGATGATGACTGCATTTAGTATTATGCAATCTATGACTATCTCTCCATTCCAAAACCTAATCTTAAATACATTGGATATGGCATTGAGAGAAGGTGGATATAGTGATATGGAATTATACTTTGAACAATCTACTCCATTAGTAATTCTATCACAACAGGCAGAAGAACAAGATAAGTCAGTTGCACAAGTTGAAGATGAAACAAATGAATCATTAGAGAATCCTGCAACTACCGAAGAAGGTCAAGACCAAACAGTTGAAGAACCATTACCAAACAAAGCAGACGAAGAAACATTTAGAATGCCGACATCATTAAGTAAAGAATACGAAATATATAAATAACCATTATGGCAACAGCACTTTTTATAACAAGAAACGATATCATAAAGAATAGTCCTTTACAGGGTGCAATAGATGCAGATGCTCTATTACCATTTATGAATACCGCACAAG